GGGAAGGGGCGGCACATTGACCACGACGCGCTGGCATCCCGGGTGGAGCTCCGTATGCTTCGCGCGACGCATCACCCCGTCAATCAACCGGCAGCGGCGTTTGCTGCCCTCGTCGTCGTAGTGCGCGAGCTCGCGCCGCGTCTCGTTCAAGATGCGGACGTGCTCGGGCGTCAAGCGCGCGCGGCCCTCTAAGATCTCCTCGGCGAGATCTTCGGGCCGCACCAGCTCGAGTGGCTCGTCGGTGAGCTCCTCGGTGGGCACCGACGGCTCGTCAGCCGCCGGCGTCACCCGAGGCCGACCAGGGGGACGACTCATCAGAATCAACCGAATGCGCTCGACGCTTCGAAGCGCCGGAAGAAGTCGACGTTCAAAATGCAGGTTTTGGTCATGAACTTAAATCCGCACTTGCGACGCTGCTTGAGCGGGTCGGAGTCGCTCGGGGTCGCCGGCGTGATGGTTGTGACGACGCGCGCGCCGAGCGCCGGGACGGCAAAGGCGCTCTTGCCGAAGATGTAGCCAACATGCACGTTGCCAGTCGCCGGCGGATCGGCGCCGGCGGGGGCCCCGGTCGACGAGAACCCGATGGAGACGCCGCCGCTCACCTTGGCGACGTTCACGAGGAGCTGCGCGCCGACGGGCTTCGACACGATGCCCTGGTAGAGCGGCACGAGGCCGCCCTCGGTCGACACGTAGAGATTGTAGCGGCCCTCGGGCGCGGTCGCGGAAATCGTGAACTGGACATCGAACGCGGAGGCATTGGTCACGTTCGCGGTGACGATCTGCCTGCTATCCAGCCCCGTGATCGGGTCAGCGAGTGCCGCCGTGATCTTGACCGTCGAGCCGGCAGTAAATCCCGTATCGCCCGTCGGGAGCGACGTGATGGCGGCGGCGCTCACGCCCCCGGCCCCGGTCACCAAGAGGTTCACGATCGGCAGCAGGTTCGAGCGCTTCCAGCGCACGCCGCGCCACCGGCCGATCTCGGCGTTCATCAGCGCCGTGGTCTCGGCGTACTGATGCGAGAGGACGAAGGTTTGGTCCTTGGCCAGGTCTTGCTCGTGGTAGGGGTCCACCACCCCGGCATACATCGCACCCGGGAAGGTCGGCGCGCCGAGCTGGCGGAGCGTGGCGACGATGCCCGAGATAAAGTCGGTCGTCGGCACGTCGCCCGCGGCCAGCGTCGTGCGCGAGGTCTTGCCACCCGGGAAGACGACGGTGGCGCCGCCCATGAGCGTCTTTTGGATCTCGCGGTCTTGCAGCTCAGCCGACGCGTTCCCGAGCCGGTCGGTGGCGGCCGTCAGCGCCGGATGCTTGGTCGTCATCAGCGCGACGTCGGTGAGTGACACGACCATGCCCCACTGCTCGAGAATCGCCGTCACCTTGTTGACGACGAGTGCCGTGGAGTCCGGCGTGATCCCTTCCGTCAGCGGTGCCCCTGGCAACGGGAGCCGCTCGTAGCGCTGCGCCGAATACGTCTTGCCCTCGCCATCAGGCATATTCGGCGTGTCGCCAATGTCCTGAAACACGGTCAGCTTTTGCGCGATGGCCAAGAGCTCGTCTTGCAGCCAGAGCGGTGCAAGGTCGTTGACGAGGGTAGTTGAGGTACTGAGCCCCGGGTCGCTGTAATTATAGGTACTGCCGGGCATGGCGGCCTCCTCTTAGATCGTGGCGCCCTCGAGCGCCTTGCGTTTCTCCTCGAGCGACAGCGCCCGGAATTGCTCGGGCGTTGGCGGCGTGCGCGGCCCCTTGGTCGGCTCGGGGCCGGCCTTTTGCGCGGAGGCCCCGCCCTCGGTCACGGCGCCGGCGGCGGCCGCGGCGCGGTGTGCCTGGTCGGCGCTCCGTTGCTTGGCGCGCTCCTCAACGAGTGTGTCGACGTATTTCGGGTCATCCATCCGACGGGCCTTTACGAGCGCAACGGCTTGCTTGCGCGTGATCACTTGGCCGCGTTGCCGATAGTCCATGCGCACGCGGTCGGCTTCCTCGGCCTGCGTTTCGTACTGCGGCACCTCCTGCCGGACCTGGAGGAGGTCGACGACGTCCGCCATCCCTTCGATGCCTTGCAGGAGGGGCGCCAAGAGCTCTTGGCCAAAGGCTGCGAAGATCGGGGCGTGCGATTGCACGGCCTCCTCATTCCATTGCCCGCCGAGCGTCGCCGCGATCCGTTGCGCGGCGTCGCGCGGGAGGCGCACGAGCGGCGGCGGCCCCTGCTGCACCATCTGTGGTTGCGGGGCGAGGAGGCGCAGGGTGCCCTCGAGGGCCGCACGCTGCGCGCGCTCATGTGCGAGGTCGCCCTCCAGCTTCGAGAACCGCGCGCCCCAATCCTCCGCCGGCGGGGCGCCGGCCTCGGGGGCCGGCGCGTCGGTGGGGGTAGGCTCGGGGGCGGGGGCAGTCGGATACTCGTCGGCCATTAGGGAATCGGCTCCTCGCCGACCGGGTCGGTCCACCACTCGCGGCGCGGCTCGAGCGGCCGCACGGCCTCGACCATGGCGCGCGCCTCGGCCCGGCGGGCGAGCGCGCTGAGCGCCAGCGACTTGACGAACAGTGGCATAATCAAGCGCTGCAACTCCTCGACTTGCCCGCGCCGCTTCATCGCGACATCCGCAGTGCTGACGTCGTCGACCAAGAGCTGCGCAATGCGGGCATCGACGTAGGCGCGGAGTGCGGCGTGGTACCCGCTCGCCTCAAGGTCGCGGACGAGCTGTGCCAGCTCGTGCGGATCGACGCCGCCGCCGGCCCCCATCATTAGAAGGGAACCGATCCGCGGCGCATGGCCGCCATGGTTTGCCGGGCGCCGCGCTGCCGCATGACGGGCGACGTGCTCGACGGCCGCGGGGGCGGAGGTGGCGGTGCGGCGGTGATCGGCACGCGCCGGCCGACGGGCGGCGGCGGCGGGAGGCGCCCGGGCGGCGTAGCCCCAGCCGCCGGCGGCGGTGGTCCCGGGCGGCCGCGGGTTGGCGTCACGCGGAGCACAGGGAGCGCCACCGCGACGCGGCCGCGCATGGCGCGCGGGGGCGGCCCGGGCGGCGGAGCCTTGGCGCCCTTCATGGGCGGCACCAGCACTTTCGCCTTGCCGTTCCCCACGGCGCCGCGTTTGCGTGCCATCGGGGCGGCCCGTGTAGCGGCTCACCCCGGGGGGCTGTCAAGAGGGGCCGCGCTCAGGTGAGGAATCGTCGCGGGGCAAGCCAACTGATGCGCGCGGGAATCAGCCCAACCAAGGAGAGCAACCAGAGGATCACGGCAATCACGATCACAACGCGGATCACCTGCTTAATCGCCGGGTCGAGCGGCAAAAGCGTCTCGACCAAGTAGAGAATCAGGCCAATGACGATCAGCACGACGATCAATTGAATTAAGGCCATGGTATCCCCCTCCCGAGCGCTTGACCGGGGTGGCCGCACCGCCCGGGCCGCACCCGTGTTTGCCGACCCCGCACGAGCCGCGTCCCCCCGGGCCGCAACCATGACTCGTCGGGCCGCATCCAGCCCCCGCCTGCCCGCATGCCACGCGCGCGACGAGGAGAAGCGTGATCACGACAAGGTTACGGCCCCGAGCACGCATAGACCACCGTAATGGAGCACGTCGTGCACGCGGTCACATTCGCCCGATAGCTACACGTCGGCTGCAACACGGAAACAACCTGGCTTGGCGGCACGCTCATGCTCGAGTTGGTCACCTGCGCCCAGTTGGTGCCGTCACACGACATTTCCATGACCACCGTGGCGGTCCCGGTCCCCGACGCCTGCATGACCAGCGCGGGCGCCGCGCGCGCGACGACGATATCGGTCGTCGGCCCCGTCGCCGTGATCGGCGCGGGCGCGAGGGTGCCGCTCGGGCACGTCTTGGTCGCCGCATGGGCCGACACGCCGAGCACAAGCACGAGCGGAATCAGAAACTTGGCTTTGCCCGAGCGCAGCTTGGAGAGCGTTTGCGCGAGCGCCGCTTGCCGCTTGGTGCGGGTCGAGGCTTTCGAGCCCTCCTTTAAGACCGACTTGGCATAGCCCGCCGTCGACTTGCCGGCGGCCTTCGCCTTGGCCGAAAACGCCCCGGGCCTTTTGATCGCGGACTTTATCCACTGCTCTGCCATCGCGTCACCTCGGGAGCCGCGGGAGGCCGCGGAATAAATCGGCAAGCCCACGGGTCTTGCCGACCCGGCCTTGCCCGAGCGGGGCCGGGGGCCGAATCCCCATCAGCGCCTTCGCCCGGGTGCGGGAGTCGCTATGCGGCCGCTTGGCGCCAAAGTCGGGGCCGACCTGCGCCGCGAGCGCGTTGACACCGGCTCCGGGCACGCCCGCTATATAAGGAGGGGGCGGCGGCCCCCCCGGCGCCACGGGGAGTGGCGGCGGCATGGGGGGCGGGCCCATCGGTGGGGGCCCCGCCGGCGGGAGCATCCCCGGAGGAGGCGGCATCGGTGGCCCGCCGGGGATGGGGGGCGGCCCGACACCGGGCGGAGGTGCTCCCGGCGGCGGAGCGCCGGGCATGCCGGGCGGGCCGGCAAGCGTCGCCATCGACTGCGCGAGTGCTTGCGCCTCGGCGGCAATCTGCAGCCCGATATG